TGAAGGTGTAGTTCACCTGCCTCCACCGATTCACCTCGTTCTCCTTCGTCAGCCACTCCATATCGCCGCTTGTTGCAAGAATATTCTCTCCTCTGTTATTACTGAGCAAGGCTGGCAGTTTGTACACTTCTGAACGAATCTTCAAATCCTTTGTGTCGCTCTTTATCCATGCCGAGAAGGTATAGTCGGTATTCTTTTTTACAGCGATGCCGTTGACGGTCCGTCCCCAGAAAAGCCCCTTGTACTGAGGCGTTCCGTCACCCGTCACCGAGAAGCGGATGGCATTATGGCCGTTCATGCCCTGTGTTATCGTAGGCTGGAAGAGTCCGTCCGAATAATATATATCACCCTTCCTCGTCAGTGCCGTATCTCGCAGTAGGTTGTGCTGTCCTTGCTGGTTCTGAGTCACGCTAAGAGTAATCTCCTTTGCTGTCTGCTTGATAGTAGATGTGTAGGCTTTGAGAACGGTAGGATTGCTTCCTTTGAGGTCGTTCTCCAGTGCCTCAAACTTCGACTGGTACTGCTTGGCCGTAGCCTTTACACTGCCCATGTACTTTGTCACATTCACAGAGAATGGAACTTGTGTGGCATAGCTTTTCCCTCCGAGAGAGAAAGCCACCGTCACGTATCCCTCGCTCACCGACACCTTGTCTCCGCTCGCCAGAGTGGTAGTGTTTACAGAATTGAGCTTTACCTTTATGTATCCTGTAGCCAAGCTTGCCGCAGCCGTACAGTTCTGCATATAGCTCACCCTTACGTCTGAGCACTCGTTAGTAACATTCTCGCCACCTCTCATCACCATTACTCGTCCTTCTGCCGTGGTGTCCGACACGATGCCGTCATCGTTAGTGTCGAGCACGATGGGCTGTACGAGAAGTATGCTCACTCCGTCATTTCCGTTAGTTCCGTCTGCTCCAGGCTTTCCTTGCTCTCCTTTCTCGCCCTGCGGTCCTTGTGCGCCCGTTTCGCCCTGCGCACCTGTTTCTCCTTTAGGCCCTTGTGGTCCTTCGTCACCTCTATCTCCCTTTTCGCCTTTGTCACCTTTGTCGCCTTTTTCTCCCGACAACACCTTCTGCCAGTCACTGCTTGCGTCAGAAGGCTCTTGACTTGTACCACTCTCATTGATACAAGTCCACAGGGCGTTGTTATGGTTCACTTGGTCGTAGTAGTCATAGTTTCCTGCCTTCCACTCACCTCTGTAGTTCACCATGTGCATGGTGTCGCCAGTCGAAGATACCCACTCAAAGATACTGCTATTAAGCCTTATCTTGTCAGGCGAAAGCTCAAATACCTCCTTACCATCATGTGTATATCTGTCTACACCCTTGAAGCCTACGATGCGAGGTGTGTTCTCGCCAGTACTCTCCAGTATCAGCACACCTTTTCTGCTGTAGTCATCTACAATTTGTCCTCCAACATAAACAGCTCTGTGTCCGTCAAGCACAATAGTGTCTCCTGCTTCAGGAATACCACCTATCTCTGCCGTTGCAAGCTCCTCAGTCATCGAGTCTAACGACAAAGAGTGCTTGCCGATTACTATCCATGAGAACATCTGTCCTCCATACAGCTCGTTGCCAAATTTGTCATATATCTTCTCGTTCACACTCGATACGCCGTGCTCAGGGATTGTTCGCCAGTAGCTCTTGTTGCTTGCGTTCGTGGTTCCAGTAGCCAGCGTTCCGATGGTCTTGCACCTAACTTGGTCGCCCTCTCTCCACAGGTTCTGCGTAGCCGTAGTTCCGTCGTCAGCAAGAAGATAACAGAGCCAGCCTTTGCATTTATCTACAGAGGTCTCTATCCATTCACTACTTTCACTTTCCCATATTACAGGCACAACCTTCACTATCTTGCTTCCTGCGCCCGAAAGATACACATTACCGCCTGCATACGACAGTTTCCTTACCTCCAGTTGGTTAAAGATAGCCTTTCCCCAAATTGTAAGATTGGTGATAAAGGCGTGATACTTTCCGTTCTTCTCCTTCTTGACAGCGAAACCTTGCTCTGCTTCATTGTCGTAGTCGATGGACTGCAACGACTCCAAGATGGCCCGTCCTGCCTCGTCTATCAACGCTCCGCCCTTACCAAAGTAAGCACCTCCGTTCAGCTTTACTAAAGCCTCGCTCACCAGTCCTTTGATGAAGGTAATCACGCCTTGTGCGGTGTCGTCCTTTAGCTTCGACAGAAAGTGTTTTGAAGCTTCATTTATAGTCGAGTCGGTTATCTGCTTTGATGTCTCGCTACTTACCTTTCCGTTTCCAGACTCAAGGGATGAAATCTGCTGCTTTATCTTAGCCATCGTTCCGACTTCTACATCGTTCCTCAGAGTTACTTCATAGGTTGGTATGCCTCCTTCGTTTTCTCTTATAACGAGCTGGTCGATGGTCACCTTGCCTCCTATGTGCAAGTCGTCATCGTCAAACTCCATGATGTCGCCGGCCTTCAGCGTGTCGTGAAGGCTCTTGATGGTTCCGGTTTTATCTTCAGTCGCTTGGTCGTTTTGTCTGGCCATAAACACTTCGTCAACCTTTGGCTGGTATACATACCTTGTGTAGTCGTTCTTGTCTATGTAGGCAATGGCATATTTCAGAAGCTTTAGTGACGCTGCGTTCACATAAGAGTCGGGTAGGGTGATACCTGTCAGCACAAAGTGATCTCCTTTTCTGATAGGATAGTCTTTGTATGGAAACCACAGCTCCAAGGCATCGTCCTTTACTCTCTGTATAGTTAGCCTCCATCTGCCGTTTTCTTTTACCGATGATGCCACCTTAAAGGTTCTTCCTCCACACATGCCATCCTTCATGGCGATAGAGAAATCACTGTCCTTCAGGTCGTTGATGTCGAAGTCGATAGACGGATTCAGGTAGATGTCAACATTATTTACAGTCTGTCCGTCTTCAAACCTTCCGTTGTCATTAGGTGCAACGCCCTCGTCAATCTCATCCACACGCACGCCACCGATAACCATTTCTTCGATTGTAGGGTATATCTCTACGATACCGTTGGTCTTGTCATCGTTATCAAAATATTGCGATGCGGAACGCAGTCCAATCTGCTGTATGTTCACAGAGTCAATATAGGGTCTGTATGGATTGGTCGAAAAGACGTGCTCCTTGCCCGTTGGGTTTACATATTCCTTGTCTGCCTTACTCAGCGAGTTGTAGTAGTCGTTAAGTGAAACATGGGGGAATCCTGGCAACATCAGCCTGTTGATAGACATGTTGTTGGGAAGATTCTGCGCATACTCCTTCATTGACGATGGCACTGCCTTAGTGTTCAGGCCGCCAGTTATATACAACTTTCTGTTTCCTGCGTTTACTTGTGCGATAAACCTGTCAAGATTTTCTTTTGACGGCTCGTCTCCGTTGTCTTCCATGTTGTTCTTCACTTCCGAGTATAACATTACGGCCTGCCCGCTGCTCAAAGCTGTCACAACACAGGTGATGACCGTCTGAAAGTCAAACGTCACCTTCAGGACGTATCCGTATGTCTGTTCTTTACCAGTCCCGTCATTAGGTACGAAAACTCTTGGGATGGTGAAATAATTGTCAATGTACTCCATGTCGATATACACTGACAGATAACTTGTTGCAGTGTTCACCTCTGTGATGTTACAGAAGTACTTTGTGCCAAGGTCTGCGTAGTAGTGAGATGGGAGGTTCTTTTCTGAACCGTAAGCTCTTAGCCTTGTCACGATTTGCTGTTCTGAGTCTGCATTTTGGATCAACTCACTCAAACCTTTTCCAAGCCCGTACTTGAAGATATTTTTTGCGAGCACGCCTGCCGTTCCAACGTACACATTCCGACCTCTTACGATGAAGTTTACGTCCCACTCGCTATTTACTAAGGCCAAAGCTTCCCAACAGGTCTTTCCGTCAACGGTGATAGACTTGGATTCGATATCGTTCTTAGGTGTTCCTCCTCCATAAACATTCGTCCAGTCCGCATCCGAACAGCCTCTCTGCAAAGACCTTTTCTTGTTGCGTGAGTACACTTTCCACACACCCTTGCCGATCTGTTCGTCAAGGTTGGCTTGTATCCTGTCGAGAAGGTCGTCAAGTGTCTCTACGTAGAACGAAAACTTCGGCAGGGCAGTATAATGCAGTTCGTTGTCGTTCAGAACCACGTCGAGAAACTCAGCCATGGCAAGCTCGTCCTGCAACGCATTGAACTTTACGCTGTCATACGCGAAGCCTTCTCCGTATGTGTTTAGCCTTGCTTTTTTGTCTTTTCCTGGCTCGTAGTTCAATTCGAAGCGCTCTCCTCTGTATATGATGTAGTCGCCTATCTTAAAGTTGATTGGAGCGTTGTTTTTGAAGTCAATGGTAAGGAAGCAGTCTCCCATCCATTTGTCTGAGTACTGCAATCCGTGAACGACAACCTCGTCATCGTTCACGTCCGTAAGCTTTGTTCCGTCCTTATGGTATATGTTCCACCTACTCATGTCTGTATCAGGTTAAGTTCGTTATGTTTCCGTCTGCACCCATCACCGGCTTAATGTCTGTCACGGGGTCATTAAACTTAAAGGTAACACTCATCACCAATAAGTCTTCATTCTCCGGGTCTCTGTACAGCACAGGGTCTATGCTTTTCAGTCTCACGTGCTGCCTGCCAATCTTATTGAAGTCGCAGTACATCTTCATCATGCCTGTTGTTCGGAGATAATTCACAAAGCTCCTGCATTTCTCGTTCGCCCCATAAACTTTTCCCTTAAACAGGAACTTTACCTTGTTTTCGTAAGCTGCCATGTACAGGCCGTCTTTGCCTATATATTCATCGTCTCCGTGCTCGTCATACCAACTCCTCTTTACGGGTTCTTTCACTGCGTCGCATGGTTTGAACGGGCTCTCGCTTACGTACATACCGAAATCGGTTATAGTGTCCATTACCTTGGCACCATCACCTTCTTTCTGCATATAAATTCTGAAATAATCTTTCATAACTCAAAATCAATTATTATGATGCAAATATACAATTAATTGTATAAATATACAAGTAAAATAAGAATACTAATGTATATTTATGCGATTAAGGGCGCGAATAGCACTTCATCACGCCCTTAATCATTACATTATCTTACCTTGATAGACTTAACTCCGTTGATAACCATGTTGAAATTACTGCTATACTCCTCGAATACGCGCTCTATTCGCTCTGCTGCTTCAGCGTTTCTTAGGGTGTTGGCAGATATGAAGTTCAACTGTGTTAGTTGCGACTTGGCTATCTCGTTCGATTCCGACATACATTTCACTTGCTCCTCTCTTATTACTGACACATCAAGACGTATGCTATTGAGGTAACTGGCAATCAGGTCTCCTGTCTCTTCCGTTATCCCTTTTACAGAATTTGTAAGAGAAGAACTGCTGTTGTCGCTCCATCCGTAGTACCGCTTGAGATAATCTCTTGATGCCTCTATCTGCTTTGTCACGTCAGCAAGGTCTTTGCCTATCTCATCCATCTCTGTGTTGGTGTACTCGGACATTACTTTTCCCGTTGCTGTGTCAAGCTTCTTTTCCGTACCGCCATTAGGGTCGCCATACTTCTTGGTCTTCTCTATCAGAGCTTTTATCTTCTCTCCATAAAGGTTCTCTATCATGGATTTCAAGATAACATTCCTTAGATTTTCCTCGAAATGGTCCACAAGGTTGTCAGATGTGTTCGACATCGTGGCCATTGCGTCACCCCAGGCGGAAACGAGGTCGGAATACTTGTTGCCGGTAAGCTTCTCAGTCAGAGACTCTATCATATCCTCCGACTTCTCGCCGTACTCTATCAGTTTGTCAAGATAGGTCCTTGAGTCCTCATCAAGGTTGGCCCAAAGCTCCGCGTAGTCCTTCTTTATCTGCTGAAGCACCTTGTAGTCTATATCCAAGATATCAGTCATGCTGTCAAACTTCACGCCGTATCTCTTGGATATTTCGGGGGCAGCTTCTTTCCACCCACGCTTCTCCCAGTCTCTCACCTTGATAGAGTGACTTCCTGCCGAAGCACCTGAGTTGAAGTTCTTCATGGCGATCACCTTCGTCTGTTTTATTTCAGACTCCAGCATCTCCTGGGCTTCCTTCGAGGCGTTTGCAGCCTCAGTACCCCAGTGAATGTTCATGTACTCCGACTTCTTGGAGATGAGAGAATCCCAGATCGAAGAAAGCGTTTCGTACTTCTGCTTCGCTTTGTTGTACTCTGAATAATCTGCTCCAAAAGCCCCTATCAGAGAACTTGCAACGCTTAACCCCGCACCAACAGCAGCTCCATAAGGACCAAGGTTACCAAGACCCAAAGCATTCAGTCCACCAGACACCTGCGATGCCGCACCAAGTGCATTGCTTGCGCCTCCCGTTATCTGCCCGAGAATGGAATCTTCTTCACCCATTGCCTTAAACAAACCTATCACTGGATCAAGAGCGCTTTCCAATGCCTTAAACTTTCCTGCAAGCGCATTGATGGCATTCGATGAGTCTGCATACTTTCCTTTCTGTTTGCTCGCAAGCTCATCTTTGCTATACCCGGCAGCACTCCATTCTATACCCATCTTCTTGGCTTGTTCTGCGGTAGGCACATACTTTTTGCCATTCATGTACTGCGCACCGAGGTTACCTTTCAAGTATTCTCCTATAGCGTTTCCTTGATTTACGGCCCCGAAGATGTATGGTAGTGGATTTCTGTCAATGTCCTCTTTTCTTAGCTTGTCGAGGGCATCCCTCAGTTGCTTCACTACTTCTACCGACAATCCCGTCGTTCTCGAAAAATCGTCTATCTTCGTAATCATCGAGCTGATGGTAGCGGAAGATACCCTGTCAAGGTCATCAAAGATGGTAACCCAGTCAGACTCTTGTTTGAACTGCTCAAACTGAAGCTTCGCCACATTCTCATTGTGAGTCTTTGTGGCGCCGGCCTTGGCTCTGTCTCTCATCTGTGGGTCTTTGATGCCCTTGATGAGTTCAAGCTGTCTCTCGTATTTACGGTTCTCGTCCTCAATCTGCTGGGCAATGGTAGCATTCTTCTCAATCAGGTTAGCCATCAGGTCGATGGTCTCCTTCTTAATCTTGTTGTTCTCATCTTCCAGCTTCTTGCGAATATCATAAACACGAGACTTTTCCCCATACCTATCCTTGACATTTTCAAGACTCATTCCCTTAACCTCGTCCGTAGTCAAGTTAAGGCCTGACTGAATATTGTCGTGCTTTACGGCAACATCGAGCTGCTCTTCCAGGAATCTCTTATATGTGTCAAACTGAACAGTTCCTCCGAAAGCTAAGTTTTCTGAGCCCTTCTTGTTTCCTGTCAGCTCATATATCTTCTTGTATGTTTCATACTGCTCAGATATAGTATCAAGTTGCTTATTGAGTAAATTCAGTTCGTCTCTGCGCTGGTCTTCGAGAAGTTTCCGGTTTTCAGTTTGAATGCCAGCCTTCTCGTTTGCAGCATAGTCTAATCTCTCCCTTGTTGAGGCCGGGAGAGTCTTCAAGAGTTCTTTAATAGAGGTCTCATAATTGGTGTAGTCGGAGATAGGAAATCTCTTTTTATCATTGAATATAGCCTCAAACTCTCCGTCGTTTGCAAGTTGACCAAGAGCACCCTCTCCGTAGAGTTCCTTGAACTTCTTGATTTCGGCATACATCTTCTTGTATAAGTCGATGCGCTCACGGAGATTCTTCAACTGTTTATCTTCTTCGCGACCATTCTTGTTCTTACCCTTACCGAAATGACCCGTAACCTTATTCTTGCCTACATCAAGACTTATTCCAGACTGAGCCGCTATTGCTTCAAGCATTCGCTGCTCCCTTACGTATGGTTGTCTGTCGCCTGCATTCTTTGCATTGTCGTTCTCGTCACGGACCTCCTTGTATCTCTTTCTTACAGCCTCTCCGAATGAAGTCCATCCGTTACTATTTCCTCCATTCAGATTGTGGAGATACTCGGCCATTTCCTTCTGCCAGAAACCATCTGTTCCTCCTTTAAGTTTTCCTGCCTTTTGTAGCTTGTCGAAGGCTTTTCTTTCGATAGTTCCTACTTTGTTAGGGTTTTTCCAAACTTTTGGACCAGTATTGCCTTCTTGTGGCTTTGCTTTTCCTATGTTCAAAATAGCCATAGCTACGCTTTGAAGTCTCGCTACAAGACCAGGAACTTTCTTGTTCGCCTCAGATAACATTTGGTCAAGCATGGTTCTGAACTTATCCGGGTGCTGTTTGCACCACCTTGAGAACTCAACCATGTCCATATACCTACTCTTGGCCATATATTCGAGATATTTAGGAATATCGTCGGTAGCTATCTGACCAAAGTTTCCACTAAAGTCATCCAAGTCGCCCTCTAACCCACGGAGATCATCTTCAACATCTTTGTTTCCGTTACTTACCTTCTTGACAAATGTCTCCCAATATCCGTTTACACCTCTCGAACTGCATATCTCGGCTATTTTTTCCTCAAATGTCATTCCGGCAGACCTTGCACCAAGGATAGAATTTGCAACCTTTTCCATTGAAGACTTGGTAGAATCACCGAATTTCTCCATCTTCATCTGGAGCTGGGCAAGGTTCCCTGCAACGTCGTTTATATTCTCGTCAATATCGTCTTGACCGATACCAGTCCATTGGCCGAACCAGCTTGCTCCACCTGCGAATCCAGCACCAGTTGCCTTCTTTGCCTTTGCGAAGTTCTCTCCTTCGCTTGGAGTGAAATTATTCTCATTCCTGGCGTCAATGATTTTCTGTTTTAAGATATCATACTCATTGCCAAGGTCATCAGTACTATCTATCTGTTCCTTAATGGAGTATGTATAGAGTCCGCTCTGTTTAAGGACATCTGTCATCTTGTCTACCTGTTGCTGAAGGGTCTCGCCAGTACCTTTGTTGCCAACTTCCGATAACGTATCAGATAGTGTCTTTACTGTTGTCTTTGCTGTCTCGTTTATCCTGTCGGTATCCTGTTTGATGCTGTCCTTGAACTGACTATATGCCGAATACAGAGCTGTTCCTATAGTAATACCAAGTGTTGCAATATTCCATCCTGAGAAGAATCCTCCAAGCTTTCCTTTTGCCTGGTTAACAGCAAGCGACATTCTTGCCCTTGTTCCTTCTTTAGTTATAAGCTCGGACTCCTTTGCGCTTATCATACCCATAAGACGAAGCTGTTCGATCATCTCCTTGGATATTAGACCCTCGCGGAAAGCTTTCTGCATCTTCAACGCGCTAAGTCTTCCCTCTAGTGCAGCTTGCTCTACAGCATTTCTGGTATTAATCTTGCTATTCAGCATTCCCTGGTAGTCAGCAATATTCTGCCTCATTTTTTCCAGGGTTATCTTACCCTCAATGAGAGCTTGCTGCTGCTCTACGGCGAAAGTTCTTAGCTTTACCTGTTGTTCAGCCCGCAAAGCTGCAAGGTTACTGCTTATACCAACTCTTGAAGCAATGGCTGTCGCACCCTTACGCAAAGCATACATAGCACCGAATGCAAGTGCTGCGTTAGAGACCTTATCCAAAGCCAAAACCAAATCTGTTGTTCTATTAATAAGGAAAGAGAAAGTGCCTCCGACAACACTCTTGCCTTCTGCGAACTTTCCAAGCATAATGTCCCAGGCATCAATGAGCTTATTCCATCGGCCAAGCAATGTTTCGGACAGAACGAACTGCATGTTGTAGAACTGGCCGCCCTCGTCTGTCATTTTCCACAGTACCTTCTGAACATCCTCGAAGCTTACCTGTCTAGCACTAATCATCTTCTTGACATCTGCCTGGGTATAGTTATTCTTTCCGTTCTTTCCTTCTGAGTTATAAAGCTCAGTGATTCTCTGCAAAAGAGGAAGACCAGCGTAAGCAAACTGGCGCAACTCCTTACCATCGAGCCAAGAACGAGCCTTTACCTGGCCGAATGCCAAACCCAATCGTCCGAAGTCCACGCCAAGACCAGATGCTATATCCGCAAGTCGCTTAGTTGTATTGTACAAGTCGTTTGCTTCAACTCCAAATGCGGCCAACTGCTTGACGTCTCTGTTCAGCTCTCCAAACTTGAATGGAGACTGCAACGCAAGCTGCTGTGTCTGAGCGAAGAGCTCATCAGCCTTCTGTACATCACCAAGGATGGAGCGTAACGCAACATGCTGCTGAACAATCTCACCTCCAGTCTGAACGATTGAATTGAAGAACTGCTGCGCACCAAAGACAATACCGCCCTGTAGGAATAGTGACTTGATATCACCGATGACGGACTGCATCTTCTTTGCCTCTGCGTTTGCTCCGGCTAAAGCTGCTGCAAGGTCGTTTCGTGCCTTTGCAGCCGTTTTCGCTATCTCTTCTTGATGTTTTCGCTCAAGGTTTATCGCTTCCTGTTTTTGATCGATTACAGTTCGCATACTGCTTCTCAGTGGAGTATAGTCGCTTGTTCCTCGTCCCATTGAGAATAAATCTCTTATAGAATACCCACTAAGATTAGCCATAGCTCCTCGAAGAGTATTGAGCTCTTGCGTGATTTGTGAGAATGCCTGTTGAAGTTGCGTTAACTCTTGCGTACTTAACACATTCTTTCCACTTCCAAATAAACCTTGGAGCTGTAGTCTTTGTGCTTCAAGTTCCTTAACTCTATCACGAACAAGAGACTCTGCTTGTTGACGAGATGCCGCAATTGCTTCTCTTCTAGCCTGGTTGGTTCGCTCCGTCGCTTCTCTTAGCCTATTTTCGGCAGCGATCATTTCTTCATTACGTCGTATGATAGCACTTCTCAGGTCAACGAGCTCCTTTTCCCTGACAGCCAGCTCTTGCGCAGCCTGTGCCTCATTCTTCATCGCAACAAAGTTACCATGCTCCGTAGATTGCCTGTCGCGTTCTACGATTGCGGATTTTAATTGTTGCATTTCTCTGTATCGCTCATTGAGCTCCTGTGCTTGCCTTGCTTCATTAACAAGGGCAACAAAAGCTCCTTGAGCCTCCATTTCCTTGTCACGCTTTAAGATATCATCTTTTAATTTAGCAAGTTCGTTGTATCTATTTGTTAAATCAAGCGCAGCCTGTGCCTCATTCTTCATCGCAACAAAGTTACCATGCTCAGACTGTTCTTTGTCCCTACGGAGAATATCAGCTTTAAGTTTCGATAACTCTCTTAATCTATTGTTTAGATTTGCGGTCTCTTGGGCCTGGATGCCCATTTGGGCCGCAACGTTTTTGAAATCTTCAGCGATTTCCTTGCCATTCTCTCTATTAAAGACCTTAAAGAGCTTTTCGGCAGACTTCCTTCCAGACACAGTCTTCAAATCCAACTCAGAAAGCGCCTCTGAAATTTCTTTCAGTTTTGCCCTAACATTGTTATCTTTAATATTTAAATCAAACCACAAGTCACCTAAATTTCCACCTGCCATATCCTGAATATTTTTAAGTTAGAGTTCATTGTTTAAGTAATCAGTAAGATTTATATTCTTACCAACGAGGCTTCCCTTATTCTTCCTTTTCTCCATCCATCTGTCATAGAGGTCATCCATCTCCTTTAACGTATGCTTCTTCGGTCCGCTTTCCTTCTTTGTCTTTGGATAGACGACAAGAGGCTGGTCTGCCACCATGAGGTCAATCTGCGCCGACGAATAGCCCCACCAGTAGTCGTAGGCTGCGATGAAATACTTACGCTGGAAGAGAAAACCAAACTTCTCCGCTAACGAGAAGGCTGCTCCCCAGCTTGTTCTGCTTGGATAGCTTTTACTTCGCTCCTCGTCATCGTCATCATCACGTCCGTCATCCCTGTCGCTAATATGGTAGTCAGCGAGAATGCGTTCGATGGAATTTTTTTTTTAGAAACATCGAGAACTTTCAGTACCTCTACCACGTCTACGTCCTTGATGTAGTAGAGCCAACGCCAGTAAAGCCAGTAGAAGGCTCGTATCTTCCAGATGTTGTTGAGGAGGATGCAGACGCAAATCTTGACGTTGCGCTTCCATTCGTTCTTCTCCTTCATCTTGATATGGGTGCATCTTCTCATTGTTCCCTTTCTGAGCCATCCTATACGGTGTTTCTTACCACGGAACACTACCTCCGTCGGTGTATCACCAATAACGCTGTCAAGCATCTCCTGCAAGTCCACCGTAGGCTGCTTTATTTTCTTTTCTTCTGCCATGATTGTATGATTTTTTAAACGAAGAAGGGCGGCACGGCTGTTATCATAAGCCTGCCGCCCAACGGTTGTTATCCTGAATCTAATTACCTATAGACTTCTCTTTAATTAGCCGCCAATACCAGGAGCTGTAGCCTTGGTAAGCCAAGCGATGCTGCGCATGCCTGCACCCTCGATAGAACCGGCGAACTTGAATGCAACTGGCTTTGAACCTGTGTCATCCCACTGCAACGTTGCATAGAGGGCAATGTTTGTCACGATCATAAGGTTCTCCTTCTCGTCGTCAACGATGACGATAGTACCCTTGATCTTGAACTTCTTTGGCGCAACTGCAACGCCGGCAAAACCGGTAGTAGCATCGAGTGTCTCGTCACCAGTACCCTTCAAGGTAACCTTGGTCAACTCTGTGATTGCATCCTCACCGAACATGATTTTCAACAAGTCCTTTGCCTTGGAAGGAACAACGAACTCTACGTTGAAGTCACCGAGTTCTGCGGTAGTTGCCCAGTCACCGGCAAGGCCGATAACCTTGTAGTGATTGATGGTTGGATCCTCCATGGTTGCCTTAAGGGAATCAACCTCCACAGGAAGCTCAATCTCTGGTGTGATGTCTACTGAAGCCTTGCTCAAGTCTGTGATAGCCTTTGAGTAGAGCAAAGTCTTAGGACCATTGAAAATGTCCTTCATCTTGTCAATAGTTGTCATAGCCATAATCTAAAATATTTTAAATTGTTATACCTGAATACTTATTTTGTTCTCAATCGTCCTTGTATGATGGTGACAGAGTATCCGTCTCCGTCATCTGTTTGCATGGTTATCATCGGATTTGTTACGATGATGTTTTTGGTGGAGATTGGAAATCTGTCCATAACAGATTTTACTTTATCGTCTACTTGGGATACATCGAGTGCGTTGGGATTGTCTGCTGAGACCTTATCCTTCACGTACACTTCTATCTGTAGGGTGGTAGAATAGTCGTTATACGCACCGTCAGAGTTCATCTCGTTGTTGTATATAGAAGATGGAAAGAAGACAACGATATAACTGTTTATCTTCTTGTCAACAGCCTTTGGGCGGTTGCGTGGGAACACCTTGTCACACACACCTTTCATGGCGTTGCCCACATCGAAGTATAATGTCTTAATACTTATCATAATCACACCTTCTTAAAGTATCTGACTAAATAATCTCTGAGCGACGTGATAACATCGTGGCCCTTCTTTGCCTCAACGAATCTTGCATAATCAACTCCGGCAACAAGCAACATTTGCCAAGTGGAATCATACTTTCCTTTGCCATGTTCGTTGTACATGAGTTCATCTTCTGCCGTCGCAGGGCCGTTCTGTCCACCTTCTCCATATTCACCCTTATAAGGCCTACGTCCGCTATCTTTGAACGAAAACGAACTACGATAGTACCTGTCAAGATTATATCGCTCTCCTTCTGCAAGGGTGGGACGTGTTGGCTCAGGGCCTGGGGCGTAGTGTATCGACTGCAAGGAGCCTTTGTAGTATGTACCTATGGCGGTCGACTTATACAGGTTACCTGTAACGTCATTATAGTCACGTGACTTATCAGCCGCATGCATTGTCATTTCTGCCGCGTGGTCCATCTTTTGCTGCATCTTCTGTACAGCCATCTGACGGATTTTCTTTTCTATTTCCACGAACTGACCTGCCAAACTCCCCATAGCCTAAACTCTTATATATTCCCAGTAAACCACAGTCCTGTTATTATCCGGTTCGCAGTCTTTTACGATGCCTACTTCTGTATTGTTGCCAATAGTTGCGTAAATGGTGTCTCCGTCAAGAGGACATCTGCCAGCACCCCATTCGTCATATCTGACAGGAATCGATGCTTTCCTCTTGTTCTGGTCTACATATTTATCGCCTTCAGTGGTAGTGTCCGTATAGCTGCGACCTTCGCCTTCGTAGAGAATGATTTCCATGTCCTCTCCGACTGGAGCATCATCATCGGCGAATGGGTCATTAGCATCTGCTTTCCCGACGACCTTCCTCACGATCTTGATGTTGTGAGGGTATCTTGGGTTCCTGATATTCTCCTTTTCCATACGCCTTATTTGATGATGTGAGGGAGTGGTCCTCCATAAGGTGAATAATTCGCCCTCTTTACTCCATGAGAGGTCACCCGGAAGGTGGATTTTTTCTTGAGCATCGAGTCGGGTTCAAGCTCCTGGTAGATAGCGTTAGCCTCCGCCTTCATGGCACTGATATCATCGCCCGAAATCTCATATCCTCCTCCAGAGTGCGTCCAACCATTGTCGGAATCAGAGGTGTTGTTCACCTTGCTCGGACCAATGCAAAACCATTTTAGCGTGTCTGCGTATGCTAATCTTAATGCGTCTTGATCGCAGTCACATATTAGTGACTCCGTATGGATGCCGCGCATAAGCATAATGCCAAGCATGGTCTTTCTCGGTACTTCAAACTTCACCTTATTGATAAGGTAGTCGTATGCAGTGTAAACTTCCATCTCTGATTCCATAACCACACAATCTAATTACGTTAATAGTTCCAAGACCGAAATTAATCAGTCTTGGTAATGTCCATAATACAATGGTCTGGGAAGTCGATGAGTGCTGGACAAGCAGAGAACATGATGTCTGTGTGCCACTCCATGTACTTACCGTTAGGAACCGTTGAGTTCATCAACAGACCAAGACCATCGTTGGTTGTACCGAACAAGGTGGAAATTGCCTTGTTGCCTGCATACTCAATCAGCTTTTTGTCGAGGCTGTCTGTACGCTCGAACTCACAGGCATCACCGGCAGGACGGAGAACAACGATGTCGTCAGACCAACCCTGCTTGTACTCATCCTTTGTATGAGTAAGGTTGCGCTCCTTCTCGGTAACAATCTCGATTGGAGATACTCCCTCAAAGTCAACGAACGCCTGGATAAACTGCTCCTTGCTGATAGGCATTGTCTTGGTAGAGGCAATGTAGTTCAGCTGACGGTAATTGGTAACGAGCTCGCGGACCTCTGCGTTCTTCAAGAATACATTATAGAATGTATTGCGAGTCATCTGCCATACCAAAGCACCATCGAAACCACCGCGGGTATCACGATACTGGGCTTCCTTCTCCTTCATGTAGGTAAGGATGGTAGCAGTAGGGTCAGCCCACTTCTTAGCACCGCCATTGATGAAGTTGTCGCCATACTCGATAGGGTCGATAGCCCTGTGCAGTGGAGTGGAGATACCACGACCTATGCCGGAGTAGTCGATCTTACCGGTAGACATCAACTGAGCGGTCATAAAGTTCATTGTCGCATCAACAGAGTCGATACGGGTCTGAACCTCGTCACACCAGTCTGCCAAGATATCGGCATCGTTACCGAATTCCTCGAACTGCTTGATGCGCGCATAGCGCTCAACTGCGGTCTCAACGTAACCAGGAGTGATGAAGTCAGGGATAGAAGCGGTGTACCACTTGTGTCCATTCTTATCCATCTGGTTAGAATCGCCGAGAGGAGCTCGGAGGTCAGCCATAGGAGCTGCCTTCAACTTGCGCGCCTTGACGTTGAATGTTGCCAAGCCATAGTTGTCGGTAGATGTCAGGAACGAAGCGTTATGTCCCTGTGTCTTGTACCAGCCATAGTTAGTAAAGAAGATATCCTTTTTGTCAAGGAAACTCTGCAAATATGCCGTATTCTCCTGAGAACCGAAGAACTTGGCAAGTCGCGAATTATTAAAATCAAATTTTGCCATAATCCTGAATCAATCTTTAAGGTTAATAATTAGAGATGGAACCATCCGTTAACGCGACTCTTGTTGAGAGCCTTGATTGCAGGAGGGATTGGAGACATCCTGTCGATGTACATAACGGTGTCATCATTAGCAAGGAATGGGGTAATCATATAGCGAGCACCATCCTCGAAATCTTCACCAGGAGTGAACAAGAAGTCGTAGTCGCACTGAGCATAACCGTTAGGGTTGGTTACCATTGGCTTCTGTGCCGCACCGGCAGCTGCCGCCTCAACGAGTACCGCATCCTTCGCTACAACACCGAGTGCTGCTGACAAAGTAAGCTTCCATACGTCTGAGCCAGCCTCGGTTGTCTTCTCAACACCCGTAACCGTAACTGCTGTGCCTGTGCCATCGAGAGTGTCAGGACCAACCATGATATTGTCTCCAACGAACGGAATGTGCTTGTAGCCATCACGTACAATAAGGAGAGTTGTGTCTGTAGCACCGGTCTTCTTTGCACACTGGTAAGACTTTTGAATCTTAACTGTTGCGCCTGCGTTGCCATAGATGCCAGGATCATACTCCAGGAAGTCACCGGCGTAAATCTTTGCAGGACCCTTGAAAGGGTTGAGCAACTTACCACCAATTGTTGGAGTACGGAAAGCATCCTTTGCGGCGCCAATCAACTTGACGAATACATAGCGGATACCGCCGATTTCGCCACGAGCCTGGATGAGGGAACGACCTGGCAAGAAGCCGCTACCATTCATCCTTTCACTGTAATAAGGAGAAACTGTTCCCATAATCAATAAATAAATTTGTTATCCTGAATACTAATTGTTATTCGTCCTTTGGCTTGTGTCGAGATCTGATAGCTGCAACATCATCGAACTCGTGTTCGTCTACGGTTCCGGTTCCTCCGGCTCCGCCACCTCCGCTTCGAGGCTTTGTTTCTGGATTGATACCCGCTTCCTTGAGGTCAGCATTGTAAAGAACCTCTGCCTTACCGACAAGATCCTTGATGTCAACTTCACCATCTGGAATCTCAAGCTTATCCAAAGCTGTCTTAACGAAAAACGAATTCAAAGGAATGTTGGCTTTCTCAAACTTAGCCTTAAGACCTTCCTTAATGGAGTTAACCAACGCCTTCTTTGCGTCAGCTGCTTCCTTTTGCTCTCGCGCCTCACGCTCCTTCTTGACTTCACCGATGAGCTTTTTAGCCCACTCAGGCATGTCCTCCTCGTTAGGAATTTCCTCAGACCCTTCCTCCTCAGACTCAGTTTCCTTAGCCTTCTGGCGTTCCCTTGCCTTCTTTTTGTATTCCTTAACTTGCTGAGAAACGTCAGAATGGAGATTGCCGTCCATGCGTTTCAAGCGATTTGTAACCTTGGTTACCAACTTGGCGTTTGCAGCTTCGTCTTCACCAAAATCTTCGAGTACATCATCAAGTTCTTCATTGATGGTTTTCTCGCTAATTGTCAACTTGGTACTACCGAGCTCCTTGTTGACCAATGCTAAGAGTTCTTCTCTTGTCATGTTGTTTTTGATTAAAAATGTTATTCTAAAAGTGGTTCTTCCACCTTAAAATGTATAAATATACCTTTTATTTTGCAAATATATGAATAAGTATGCAATTATCCAAGAAAAATTTATATTTTTGCAATATTAATTGTATTTTTATGCAGAAAGAAGTACTTTCAGGATTAAATTTGGATAATGGAGAGCCTATTTATACTCAAGAGTATATCCAATCGTTAAGAGACGCCGACAAGAAGCATCCCGACAAGCTGAAGATTATTGCTCAGCGTGGCGGCCAGGAGGATATGCTCTCAATCGACGCCGATATAAAGATTTGTGGCGGCAGCCGCGGTGGTCCGCTTCTTGTCGACACAAAGGTTGTTACTCCATTTGGCTATCGACGTATAGGCGACCTGAAACAGGGCGACATTATTAGTGGTACAGATGGTGGTATGCAACGCGTCGTATATCGCAAAGACCACGGCAAACTTCCTGCTTTCAAACTAAAGTTTGTTGATGGGTCTGAGGTTATTGCATCATACGACCACCTCTGGAATGTACGTAAGACTTGCTATAGAAGTAAGAAGAGAATCATTAACGGGTTATCTATCAATGATGATTATAGGGTATGGACCACCCAGATGGTTGTTGACCACCTCGCAAAGCTGAAGACTGGCGAGATTAAAAATAGTAAGTTACTCATACCTTTGTGTGAGCCTGTAAAGTTTACTCGCCCTTGGGGAAATCGTCGTTACAAACCAACGAGCTCACCTTATGTTATAGGCGCCATACTTGGAGATGGATGTATAACCTCAAATATAAAGAATGGAAGTTATGATGCCATGCTCTGTAGCGCAGACGAAGATATCGTGAGAGAGTTTGAGAGTGCTGGCATCGATATGACTAACTATGCACAAAAACAAGGAAGTGTAGCTTGCGATTACAGAATCAAGGATGAGAGATTACGTAATGATCTTGAGGGGTTAAATCTCTACGGCTGCGACGCTTTCAATAAGTCGGTCCCCGATTTCTATAAGTTTGGATCTATAGAGACAAGGTGGGCTATCATTCAAGGACTTATGGATACCGATGGTACTGTGGATAAGCGTGGGCATTGTACGTTTGCGACAGTCAGTGAGCAGCTTGCTAAAGACGTTAAGTTTTTAGTAAACAGCCTTGGAGGCCTTGCCACTATAAATAAGTACGAGAACCACTATACCAAGAATGGAGAGCGTATAGAGGCAAGCGATTATTATGATATTTACATCAGAATTAATCAGTCAGAACGTTTATTCCGTCTTCCACGTAAGAAGGCGCTTTGTACCGAGTACAATGGCGGCGTAAGCGAACTGGGAAGAAGGATTGTCGATTTTGAGTATGTAGGAGAGAAGGAGTGCTGCTGTATTGCAGTGAACAACACAAACTCTCTGTTTATGGTAGAAGACTTCATCGTCACTCACAATTCCAAATCTTTCTCATCTCTTATGGAAGTTCTGAAGGATATCAAAAATCCAGATTTTCATGCAACAATTCTTCGTAACGAAAAAGATGACTTGCAGTCCTTGGTAACAGACTCTTACAAATTGTTTTCCCAATTTGGAACTTACAATAAGTCACAGAACGATATGACCTGGAACTTCGACAACGGAGGATGGCTCAAATTCTCGTACTACGCAGGAGCCTATCAGGATTTCAAGACACGATTTCAGGGTCGCCAGTATGCCTATGTCTGCATCGATGAGGGTACTCAGTGCCCATATAAGAAGTTCAAATACCTCTTGACCAACAACCGAAACGCAGCCCACATTCGAAACCGCTTCTGGATTACCTGTAACCCGGACCCGGAATCTTGGGTGAGAAAGTTCATTGATTGGTGGGTTACCGACGAAGGATATATAGATCCGGAAAGGAATGGAGTTATTCGTTACTGTTTCATGGACGGCGATACACCTGATTCAATCTACTGGGGCGATACAAGAGAAGAGGTATACGAGCAGTGCAAGGGCATTATCGATAGCCTCTGGAAGGACAGCTATGAGGAGCTCGGATACACAAAGCTCGAAATGTTCATCAAGTCGGCGACATTCATCCGTGCCGACGTATCAGAGAACATCAAGCTTATCTCTACCGATGTTTCATATCTCGCCAACCTTGCACAGCAGGATGAGGAACAGCGTATGCGAGACCTGGAAGCAAACTGGAACTGGAAAGCTGCCGGTGATGACATGATCAAGATGGAAGACCTTGAGGAAATCTACGACAACGCAGAACAAACAGGAGACGGAAAGCGCAGAGCATCTGCCGATATCGCATTCACTGGCGGCGATAACTTCGTAATGTGGCTTTGGGAAGGATGGCATTGTAAAGACTTGGTTGTGCTGAGGCTGGACCCTAAGACTCTTGTTTCGGTAGTTGAGGCTAAGCTGAGAGAGTGGGGTGTTGAGGAATGTAACTTCACTTACGATATGCAGGGCATAGGTCAGTACTTCAAGGGATTCTTCAAGGATGCCGTTCCGTTCAACAACCAGGCGGCGCCTATTGCTCAAAACCACCAAGAAGAGGAAGGTATCAAATACCTCTACAAGGACTTAAAATCCCAGTGCGCATGGCTGTTCTATAAGATGATTAAGGATAGAAAAATATCCATTGAATCATCTCTTCTTGAAAGGAAATACTCAGGGAACGGATTCTGCAAAGTTCCTCTTAGGCAAATCTTACAGAAGGAGAGAAAAATGCTACGACGTGACGAGAACAGCGAAGGAAAGGGGTTCAAGCTATTGCCTAAGAAGGTTGCCAAGAAGTATGTCGGTCACTCGCCTGACTTCTTTGAGTCTTGGTTCTACGTAATGATATTCAGTTTAACAAAAAAGAAACATAAAAAGGTAAAAGGATTATGGAGAATTTAAATTTTAGAGAAATACTCGTAAAGAAACCATTCTACGAGCTTAAGCCTGACGGATACATGAGCCATGGCACTTTCTCCGACAAGGTTGGTGATAGGAGTATGCAGAACATGCCTTACGACCCTTGCGTATGGAGAGTAAAAACCCAGTCCGACTTCCTTCGTGAGTACTTCCCAAGCGGACATAGAATCTGGGACAAAAACGCTTACCCGGACATTATTAAGGAAAATCCCGAGTGGGACCCGAAAGATCCTACTACAGGAAACCGCTACTACATACAGCCAATCACAAGATGTGCATTTTCCTTCCAGCAGGTTGTCGCAACGAAGCACACCCTACACTTGACAGGAAATGACATTCAGTTTGAGCTTGCCGACAGCACAGAGGAACTTGATAAGGAAGAGGAATCACAGAAGAATCTTAACATCTTTAAGAAGGGTTGGCTTATGCACAACATGGAGATTGCGTTCTTCGAAGCAGTAAGCTCATACATGACTGTTGCAGAAACCGCAGCAGTCGGCTATATCGACAAAGGAAAGTTTGGAGTTAAGGTTCTGTCATTCAAGAATGGCGACTACCTCTATCCGCATTATGACTCGATCACCGGAGAGCTATCTGTATTTGCTCGCAAGTATTACGACTTGGATGAAGACGGAAACGCTCAGATTGAGTGGGTTGAGGTCTGGGATGATACCTATTATTATAGGTTTAGAAATGATGTCGGCAAAAAGAGTATAACAGAGAAAGCTGTGAATCTCATTAAGGGGTTGTTCGGAATGAACGGATATGCTCTTGTTGAAAAGAAAGAACATCACTTCAATTCGATTCCGGTTGCATACATCAGAAATGATGAGGGACCTTGCTGGTCCAATGTTCAGAAGAACATCGAAGATTACGAGGAGGCATTCTCGTATCTTTGCGAGAACAACAAGGCATACGCTTTCCCGGTATTCTACGTAAAGGGTGATGGTGATGAGATTACCATTTCAGGCGACGATATGACAGGAGCAGTCAAGGCTATCGCTATGAACAACAAGAATAACGATGCTGGATTCCTCAATGGAACCGATGCATCAGATGCTTTTGCGACCCAGCTTAACAAGTCGTATGACCTCATCTATGAACTGTCATTCACAGTAAAGCCGCCTGAGTTGAAGTCAGGCGACCTCCCAGGTGTAGCCATCAAGTTACTCTATTCTCCTGCATTAGAGGTTGCCATGAATGATTCTCAGAAATTACAGCCATTCCTTGACAAACTGGTTGAAATTGCCAAGTTCGGAATCGGACACGAAAATAACGCGACGGCTTCTATTGTTGGTCTCGATATCAACGCATGGATTGAGCCTTATACGCATCAGAACAAGACAGAGCTTCTTACAAATCTTGCTACTGCCGTTCAAAATGGATTCCTGTCGAAACAGACTGCATCAGAACGTTGTCCTGACTTCCCTAAGAATGCAGAGTGGGAGCGTATCTTGCGTGAGAAGAAGGAGGAAGACCAGCAGGATCTCCTTATGGATATGCAGCGCGCGGATAACGAAACCGAGAATGCTATCGAAGAGCAAGAAGCAGTAGTTAAGATTAACGGCGGCAACGGCGGTAACGTTCGCACAGGTAATGGTAGAAAGGCTGGAAGACCAAATAAATTTAATACCGATTCTAACGGAAACAGAATTGGCGAGAGCCATTGGGATGAATTTAACAAAAAACACTGATTAGCCTATGGATGAGTTAAAACGTTCCGTCGATTACAGCAGGAAACGCTTGCAGGCAATCCGAAACTGCGAGGACCATATTGCAGATATTCTATGGAAATCAACGCAGAAGATAGTTACCGCAAGCAAGAGATACAGAGGTGCAGGCAGACTCTCAAACGAGTCAGCCTTGCTCTCTTACGCCAAGAATGTTACGGCCGAGGCAGAGGAGAGTATCAACAGCTATATCTCTGCCTACTCCAAGGCTTCGTGCAAGATTCTCGGGATTGACAGCGAGAATATCGAATCGTTTCTCGTCAGCGACATATACGGAAAGACAACATCCGAAAGAAACACCGTCTATCTCGGTAACTTCGCTGAAGACATCGTGAGGATGATCAAGGCAGGAACCATGATGGGATATTCAGACCAGCAGCTCCTATCTTCCATCCGTACCGGCTACAAGGACCCATACCACACATCTGTCATCACCAAGGCGAAGAGAAAGGACATCAACATCGATGTTCCTTCTTACGGAAAAGGCTATTACAGAAATGCCTATCAGAACATCGTAAGAAACGCTTCTCAGGTGATTGCTTTAGCGTGGGGACAGGCAGAGCAGGAGTATGGACAGGAGAGCGGAGCGATAGGATATTACGTTCATAGAGGAAGTTCCTACCCCTGCGAGGCGTGCGACTCCCTCGTTGGATATATGCACGACATCAAAACAATAGTTCTCCCCCAGCATCCACGATGTTGTTGCCGTGCGGAATTTGTATTCAAGGATGAATAAAAAAGAAATGATATGATAAATTCTGAATTAAATTTCACTTTAGAAGAGATTCTCCCGAAATTCCCAAAAGGATTCCAGGAGAAGATAAAGCACTCTGTAGAGCTGCTGAGAAAGGCTGAAAAGCTTGCACTGGCATACTCCCCGAACGAAGGCTTTTATCTATCGTTCAGTGCTGGTAAGGATAGCCAGTGCCTGTATCATATTTCCAAGATTGCAGGCGTGAAGTTCAATGCTCACATGGGGCTTACATCTGTCGATCCTCCTGAGGTAACCAGGTTTTGCCGTGAGCAGTATCCGGACGTGGATATGATAAAGCCTAAAATCAGTATCTACAATCAGGCTCGAAAGGAAGGTATGCTCCCGACAAGACTGATAAGATGGTGTTGCAGGGTCTATAAAGAAGGCATCGGTGCAGGCAACGTCGTTCTCATTGGAATACGCCGCGCGGAAAGCAGACAGCGTTCGGGTAGGAGCGATGTCGAGATTACCAACCACAAGTACAGCGGTTCCCTTGAAGGGCTTGACGATTTCCGAGATAAGAGAAACAGCCAGAAGCGCGGTAGGCCAACCAAGGGCGGCATCCACGAGATAAACATCACCAATGCGAGTGACGAGCGTACCATAGGCTGCATCAGAGGTTACGAATCACTTCTTATTTCTCCAATCATCGAGTGGACAGATGATGAGGTGTGGCTCTTTCTGAACACATTAGGTGTTAAGCATTGCAAGCTGTACGATGAGGGTTATAGCAGAATCGGTTGTCTGTGTTGCCCTATGCACAACTATAAGCAGAAGCTTGCCGACTGTAAACGATATCCACATATCTATAATAGTTGGATTAAGTCCATCAAGGACATTCAGGCTAGCGGAAGGATGATAGACGAAGGGTTATCGCCGGAAGAGGTGTTCGACTACTGGATATACGGAAAGTCTATCAATGCGTGGAGAGAGCACCGCAGGCAGCAAACGTTGGACTTTTAAAATATCAAGATTATGATTGAAGAAACAAAAGGATACACGCTATCCGTTGATACATACAAGAAGGCGAAGGCTCTCGGAATGAAAGACCCGAGATATTATATCTATGCGAGTCTGAGAGGGTCGGGGATGTCTATGAGAGACAGTTGGGCTATCGCTTTCCAGGGAGAAGGATTCAACTGGCCTAAAGACACATTCGAGCGAGAACTGAACAAGCTCGAATCCCTGGAGTCTGTACAGAAGAGAATCGCAGAGGTACAGGGTAAGAAGGCGAAGAATGAGAACAGCGAAGAACTCACAGCGGAGGAATTGGCTAAGGCTACCTCGAAAGAGCAGATTCTCAAAGACCTCGTACTCGCACAGAGAAAAGCCAAGTATGGCTCACCCGAGTGGCTGAAGATTGTTGCGTCAATCGCTGACTACAACAAAATCAAGCAGGACGAGATTGATACTGAAAACAACGTTTGCCATTTTTATATTCCAGTAAACTATCCAAACAGATGCGAGGACTGCATTATCTTCAAAAATGGCCAGGCAACCTTCCAAAAGAAGAATAAATAGTTAAAGTTGTGTTAAAGCAACTTTGTCTTGCTTGTAAATTTGGAAAAAACAGATTACCTTTGCATACGATAGAAAGTTCACAGTCTTCTGTGAATCATAATTCTAAAAATGGTTAAAAGGGGCAGCGTCTTCACAGATGCTACCCCTTCGTTTTTTATGAAAAAAATCTACAGGGGATTTTTTAATTTATCTTTCATATTTCTTTCCCGTAATCATCTCCAATATCGAAAAGACCTGGTCTTCAAGAAGATCGTCATTAAATGTAGGAATAAGCCCCCACGAAGGCAATTCCTTTGTTTCTGCTGCCTCAATGAAGAACCTGAGTGTCTGCACCATGGAATTGTGATCCTCAATGATCTCAATCAATTTATCACTCATGCTGGCCTCCTTCCTTCTTAATCTGTTCTGCCATATCAAGGAGAGTGTCTGCGTGCTTGTCTCGATCAACAACCTCCTGTACGGCCTCATCACTCTCTTTGCGAAGTTGCTCTTCTGTCTTACCCTTGTCGGCAGCAGCGTTTCTTCTTGCAGCCTCACGAGCAATGTATTCGTCACGGAGCTTCAACTTGCCTGCCGTGTATTCTGCATCGCCAGGCAGCGATGTATCCGCATACATAAGCTGGGCAAATGCCTCGATGATGTTTCCATTATCCTTAGAGAACTCGTAATGGTCTCCTACAGCCACAGGAACACATTCATCGAGTGCAGCGTACATGGATGTGCCGATAGAGTATTCAACACCCCATGTGCCGGCAATGTCTGCAATCTTGATGAAAGGCAGCGAGCCTCTCTGCAAATACTTCTTGATCTCAGCAGGAATATCCTCTCTGAGTGAAGCAACCTCTTTCTTCGACAAACTCTTACTGAACTTCAGTACGGTGAAGTGTCTTGTCTTGATAGTCTTTCCAAATGGTAATGCCATGATAACAATATTTTAAAGTTCAACTTTTATTTCCTTATACTCGAAATCTGTGCAAGCATCATCATCCCCAGAAACGTCTCTCCCGAAGCGTTCTTCTTTACACGTCCCGTTATCAAAGAATAGACAATCCTTACAAGTATAATCAGTCTGCGCCATGTTCCAATAATTTTATCTCGTCCTGGATATAAAACACCGCCTTACATAAGTCCTCGATGCGCTTCTCGGTCTTTGTTTTGTTGCCGTCCACCTTATCCTTGCGCAGGAGATACTTGATAGCATTTCCAGTATTAAAGTCAAAATGTCTGCAAATATCCAAAGGCTCAACACCGCACAAATCCCTCAGCCACGCATAATGGGATGGGTGAGATACTTGCTCTGCCTTTTTGTCTGTAAATTCGTTCACGAAGACGGAAACATTAGCTAATTTATCCATATTTACACCAATGGTTTCATTTCTTTTAGGAAATGATATTACACACGATCCATCAACCATATCAACGACTTTAATGGCAAAGGAGTCATATATATTGTTAGGGTCTATAATCTTGATAAATCCAGAACTAGTAATATCTTCCAAATCAGACTTTCTAATCTGCAAGAACGAACCAACCTTAATATCTTCTTTCTTAATCATAATCTATTTCTCCTTATCTTTAATTTCAACGAAATCGCCAATGCCCAAACGAGCCTTGTTGATGCAAGACGCAATCCAGCCTATCAAGTAAGCTGAAGACTCGCCTCCGTGCTTCATATCGATAGCATTCTCAATAGCATCACAGGCGTGAGAAGCCTCGTGGCAGCAGACGTTCATAGTCATATCCTTCAGGCATTTAAAGGAAACAAGAACACCATACGAGTCATTATCCTTCCTTGTCGCTGCATCATAAGTGGCACCGCAGTAATCCACATCTGAATAATCACACCCATCAAAGCAGGAGTCTATCACTTCGTTTAGGTCCCTACCAATATGAACCCACAGCTTCCTTGGATAAATACCGTTACTGTATTCGTAATATCCTTTCTTCTTCATATCTCAACTATTTCTGTTTTAAAATATTTCCACAAGCTAAGTTAGTTTTAAAAAGGAAATCTCTTGCAGGAATAACGATGGCTCCATCATCCCGAAAGCCTTCCGATTTACTTATCTGGGTATTGAATGGCCTCAGTATCGCATCCTGATCCTTTATCTCTACCAAAAACGGTGTTGGAGTATCATCCAATGTCTTCCACCATATATTCTTAAATTCATGAAGAAAGCATCCGGAATCTACCGATATAACCTCGTCAATAAGAAAGAATAAAAGACCTTCCTCGATTATGTCACACATAGACCTGATTCTTTTTTTATATTTCCAAGAGTATCTACCTTTCATAAGCTCATTGTTTGTGTAACCTACCAATATGCCACTTTGAACAAACCTTGCACAAGTAAGGATGCCAACCAAGTGCCTTTAACCTCGGATTCTGATTCAGAAACTCCCAAGCATCATCCTCCGTCTCATAGGCAACCTTCGCCTTCCATGAATGAACCTTCCTGGTCCAATGCTCGTGGTTGGGCTTAAGCGGAGGAACTTTATTAGGATTGTGATGTCTTCTCATTCTAAATCTTTTACGAATATCGTTTTTCTAATTTGCTCCAAACGATCTTGCATCAAAAAGAACTCTTCCTGTCTTCTGTCAAGACTTTTGTATATCTGTTCTAATCTAAACACCAATAAGTCGCCATCAGAAGCTTTCCACATCTTCTCCAGCCACTCGTTATTGAGACGCTCTATGGTCCTCCTGATTCTGTCGCCGTAGAGAATTTCGAGCATCATCTTGTCAAAACCACCTTCCGGCTCAAAGCTCACGTCAAGCGTTATGCTGTGATCCTTGTATCGGCAAGACGACATCTTGATACCAGACTCGAACGCTTTGTCCACAACATTATGAATAGATCCGCGAATTCTGTCGCCATCTATAAAGGCATCGGATATACAAAACATAAGTTTTTCTCCCATAAGCTACAAACATTTAAATGAAACACTATTCAACGTCCTGTTCACCGCAATCTCCCTCTCGTTACACATGGTCCTCATGCGCTCCAGGACATCCTCGCGAATGGTTGCCATAATCTCCTGCATCGAAGCGGCGGCGGGAACCATATTCTTCTCGGACTTAAGATTCGTGATACGGGAGATAACCTCCTTGACATATTCCTTGTCTATCATATTCATATAGATATTTAATCATCGCCTTTGATAAAGCTCTCGGGTTCATCGTTGTCCTCCTCGCCCTTACAAACCTCGTTGATAAGGATATCCTGCTTCAGGTCCGCCTCCGTGACGCCAAACATCTGATAGGCGTTGCCATCCTTCGTGCGCTTCTTGAAGAAACCGTACTTGGCCCACATATCCCTACCAAACTTGTTCATTGACGGAATATCCTTCTCGTCAACGTCGTTGATAGCGCAAAACCTGCGCATACACTCATAAAGCATGGTGGAATTGAAGAGATTTGACACTTCGCCCTTTGCTTGGGCATCACTCCTTATACCGTAAGCGCGTATCCAGGCGTATATAGGCTGAGAGCCGAGAAGAGACAGGAGAAGTTGTTTGGCACTTCCTTCGGCGGCAGGGAAACGGTACTTACGCTTCCTCAACTCCTGCGCACCACGCATGACCCAGTTGAACACTCCACTAAGCTCCCTTCTTATAATCTTACTCGAAAGCTCCGGGTCCTGGCGTTCCTTGGGTACGGTAACGTCAAAGCTGACATACTGTAAACGTCTGATAAAACCAAGCGACGCGTCCTCTGGGAACGGAAGCTCATTGAGGTTAAAGATGAGGTACGGGATATTGTTGGCCTCAAGAACATTCCTGCCAAGTTCTCGCATGGGGACAGGCTCTCCGCTGACAAGCCTCTTGAACATACCGGTGTTCTTCCTTCCGAACTTCCGCGGATCAGAGTCCGACGACCAGTTGAATATGGCGTTCCTTATCGGATATCTGCCCCTCATTCCTTCATCACCCTCTGCTGTAAGGTCGGCATAATCCATCTTGCTTATCCTGTCCTTGCCAAAGAGGTTACAAGCTACATCGAAAATAACGCTCTTTCCGTTAGCTCCAGTACCTATAAGAAGCAGACACAGCTCTATCTTCGACGATTCCTTTCCCTCATACGGGTTGTAAGCCGTTCCGCGCTGTATCAAACCTAAACCAAGGAACATCTGTAGTATCATCCTCGATGTCCTGTCAGGGAGCACCTCATGGATAAAGTTCATCCATCTGTCACACTTGGCCTTCGGATTGAAGTCGTAAGGATGATAGTAGGTCACATGGTAGTCAGGAGAAAACGGCATAACGGCAGGATTATTCTGCAAGCCTCTACCGAAATCCACAACACCATTGCTGAAAGCCACGATGTCAAAGGACGGATGAAGAATGTTGTAGCACTCTATGACGTCAATGAAAGACTTGTTCATCACAGTGCTGACGCCAATCATCGGACTTATAGCGAGGTCAAGGAGCAACAGCTGGTAGGTCTGCTCCAGGACAATCCTTGGGACAGACTCGTATATCTTGCCATTGAAGATATAATAGCTGCCCTTGTAATACTTTACAGGAGCTTTCTTGGCAAGCTGACGCATAGACCTCACGAACTGAGACTTCAGGATATTGTAAGTATCCGAATTCACCCTGCCCCAAGAGGTAGAACGCAATGCGTCAAAACCAAACTCGCTTTGCCTCGTCAGGTCCAACAGCTGCGTGTGTAAAGTGTCTATAGCTAAACCATTTTCCATCTGTGTATAATAATTTTTTAGTTTCTGCGTTATTTTAACATGAAAGAACCCCTGTAAACAAAGGGACTTCGGTGGATTACGCACCACAAGTGGCCCTCACCTATATGCCCTATATAATAATAGGAATAATGCAAAAATAAGAAATAACTACATAATTATGCTAAAATACATTGTTTATGCGGTATATTTATACATTATTAACATTCAAAAGGTGGAGGATAAATATACATTTTACACTTTCAATAACAAGGGTAAGACCATAAAGTAAACTATCTTGACAAGACACAAACAAAGGTGTTTGAATAAATATGCAATACGGAAGAAAAGTAAACATTCTTGACAGATTGAGTTAAAAAAAAGAAAAAATTTTTTGCGTGAGGTGACTACGCCCCATGGCTGCGCTCCCATAGGGGGGGTGGGGTACTTTGGTAAAATATCATTACATATACATTTGGTTTACTCCATATAAACCAAACCAAATTTTGCATTTTTGTTCCACAAATGTTAATATCTGTTAAATTACAACATTGCTCTTGTAACTCCCTAATACTCAATCACTTACGCCTGCATAATCATTCATCTTCTTTTGTGTAAATATACGCCGTGGAACGTCAAAACATATTACAAAGGGCTTGACGTAACAAATTATTACAAAATTTCCCACTGGTTACTTGTTAACACTTTAACACTCATACATGAATATAGTTACATATACGCAACCAAAAAGTAAAGATAATTTACTTTTGCGTCAAAGGTTAAAGTTTTAACTTGCTGTAGTACAGATAGTTATGGGCTTTTATTCATGTTAGATTTAACACTTTTTCTTTGGTAATACCGGGAAAAAGTCGTACCTTTGCAATACATAAAGAGATAAAAGGGGCTTTCAATAGGAAGTGCAGCCTGTTATCTCACTGTTTTTCACTTAATGCAGGCGCACCCGCTCTTGTGTGGGGAGGTGCAAAACAACATGACAACAAACAACAAGTCAAACGTCGCTACTTACGTAGCAGAGTGTAAGGAAAACGCCACTATCGTGGCAAGTCTTGAGGTATTGAACGACTACAGAAAAGCGTTACTTTCAGAGTGCACAAACAAAGAAGTTGTTGCAGCACGTAAGGAGATGGAAGAAGCACGCAGCAAGTACAACAAGTTAGCAACCGCTTACGTGTTGGGTGAAGTAAGCTACTGCAACCTGCAAACCGAATGCGTACGTGCAGCCGTTAGCGAGTTTAGCCACACGCACAACGTACCACGCTTTTTCCAGTGGTTCAACGACAACGGAAAAGACGAGCAAACAACCATTATCGATTCCGTGCAGCGTTTAGGGTCAAAACTTGCTTCTTTGCATACTTCCTTTGCGAGTGGTTCAAAGGTTGCACGCAAACAGAAAGCGAGTGAAGAAGACCTAACAGAACGTATAGCCCAACTGAAAGCCGAACTTGCAGCCTTAAGAGGAGAGAAGTAACAAGATAGGGCGAAAGCCCTATCTTAACACCCACTATCTTTTCCCACGGTGGACACAATAAAGCCACCGTGGGATATTATACACCAAATCCGGAGATTTGGCGCGGGCTGTCATGCCCTTATTTTTCCCACACTTTTTGGTAAACCTTGTCGTGGTGTGTGGGCTTAACTTTAGAGAGAGAAGAATTTCTCCCTCAGGGGACTAATTGCCAAAATTTCAGAGAGCTATCCAGCAAACAAACTGTAGCGATACAGGAAGGCGGGCGAGAAATCCCGTCGAGGGTAGCGAGAGAGCACAGAGCCGACACGATACCGAATGAGATGAGGCACGTGGGTCAGAGCGAGAGCCGTAGCTGTGCAGTTATCGAGAGAGATGACGGACGGAAAAATCATAATTCATATTCTATCGTCTGGCACACGTGGACGAGTTCCTAAAGTGCTGCGCACATTCATTACAGGGCGCGGGTGGTACAAATCTGTAATCGTGAGTAGTTATCGTTTATCTCACGTGAGGTATATCCAAAAGGTCTACGATACGTAAGTAGTTGTACGTATAGCTATATCGCTACACAAGTAGCGGACGTGTGGGAATTATTCCCATGAAAACGTGCGGAGAACGCTGAGGGGTTATCCGCTGGTGTCTTTCGAGATGCCGACAAGTCCTCAGAGGGTGACGAAGCGACACAATACGGTGTCGTGGGTGACAAGCGTGCACAATGAAAGTGTATCATCCTGGCAATGGCTGCGCATGGAGAGATCCGTGCGTGGCTCCTATTATACGAACCATTTAAAATTAGAATTATGAAAGAACAGATTTTGAAGAAGATAGGAAAGACGCTTGTGCGTATTAATGTAACAGACCAGAGTGCAGAGGATGCCTACGATGAACTCGTTAGCAGCAGTCCTCGCCTGTTTGGTATGCTTTCCAGTATTACAGACTGAATGATGAAGAAGAAAGATTCGCTTGGTCTGCCGGAATTCAGTAGCCTAATCTCCCTACGCTTGTAGGGAACAATAACCATAAAATTTTAGAGTTATGAGTACAATGAGAATAAAGTGCCTCTCCATGCGAGAGGTCGAGAGTGTCATTGCGGATGCTCAGGAGATTTTGAGTCATGTTGAATTCGGGTCGCTTAAGAATGGTGTGCTTACATTATTCTGTGTGGCTTGAGCCTAAAAATCCGTAGCCAGTACGATAATTGTCGTGCGTGTGCTACGGAACAATCACTAACAAATTTTAGAATTATGACAGCAAGACAGATTATTTATTCAAGTACGATAATTCTGCTTGGATTTTTTCAGGCGCTTCCTGCGCTGTTGTGTTTGGCAAGTACGAATATTCCTGTAATTCTGCTTGGAATTATTTGGGGTGTTCTGCTTGGTAAGTTCTGGAGCAGTACGATAATTGGCAAGTGGTATTTCCGCGAGCTTTGGCGTGCTACGCTCCGCTTGGAAAATCTCATGTTCCCTGAGGTGTGAGAGAGTTGACAAGTACGAAAATTCTGCTTGGAAACATTTGGCTAAATTCTGCTTGGAGAAATTCAAGCAGTACGATAATTGACCAAGTTACAGAATTATGAGAAAGACAGAATTAAAGAACGTCAAGCGAGGAGAGTTTTTCCGCTTGACGAATTCAGAGAGCGCTCCCGTATGGGTGCGTGACGAATACAACAGAAGTAGCCGCAAATACGAGGGTTACAAATATGATGACGTGTGTCACTGGAGGGAGTTCTGCGGCACACGTATTGTTTACGTGGATTTCTGCTTTTGAAATCCTACAGCCTAAATGCTGCCTGTTCCGTGGGCAGTACGATAATTATGAACCATTAAAATATTAGAATTATGAAAAAGAAATTTCCATCATTGTTTTTCTGTGCGATATCTATTATCTGCGCCTACTTTATTGTAGCCATGACTCCAATCTATGTATCTGACGTACGTGATTTGTACGGATATCTTACATTTATTGATATAGATTGGGAATTGACAGCATGGAATACCCTGTTATTCTCGTTTACAACATTTATCATGTTGGCATGCGCTATGGATGTAGTAATATGCGCATGTCTCGCATACAAGAATTGGGACAATGATTAGTGAGCCAAATCTGAGAGGAGTTTTCGCTCCTCTCTTCTATTAACCAAAAAATTAAGAATATGTACAAGACAATAACAAAGGAATTAAGCAAGTGTGAGTTAATTGATATCATGATGGGCATGGACTGCGAGGAAGATATGTGTACACACACATCTATCCAGAGAGTTCTATGTCCTATACAGGCGTGCGATGAGTTCGGTGGAGATCCTGAGGATTCTCGTCCTCTGCTGCCGGGAACATACATGGCAGTATATCATGACGAGATGGAGGATGAACCGTTTCCTATGTTTGCAAAGAAATGCGCCCACATCATTACAGATGAGGACAAATGTCAGATGCTCATGAACGGAGACGGCTGTATTCTGATTTTCCTGCTGAACAAATACGAGCAGTAGTACCCAAAATGTGCTCAGGCATTTCCCTGGGCATACTATGTAAAACCAATTTAATGTTAGAATTATGCAAGACAGGAAATCACAGAAGAATTTCGAGCGTGCTCTTATGCACGAGATGGAAAAGATCAAGATTGCAGCACGTCAGTGGTACAGCAACAACGCGAAGGGCTACAGGGATTATCGTAGCCGTGAGTCTATCTCAAAGAGTTTCAACGAGATAGCCATTTTGTGTATGAGCTAAAAATGTGCGTGGCGGTTGTCACGCATACAATTCACCAAAAAATGTAGAATTATGAAACGGAAGAAAAAACTAACGGGCTACGTTCTTGTAGATCCGTTCGATGGTGCAATCTTATGTCAGTATCCAGTAGAACCGTGTTTTGACAGAGATTGCATTTCTGCGAAGATGGAGGCTATTCATGACGCAGAAGAAAAAAGGATAAAGGGTTGTTGTATGGAGGTTTACGGATGTATTAATAATACGTATTCTGACGGAACAAGAATTTATCCGCGTAATTAGCCAGAACTGGGCAGTACGATAATTGTGCTGCCTGCTATTAACCAAAACATATTAGAATTATGGAAACAGTAAGAGTAACTGACAGACACGGAATAGAGCGAGAGTGGGATATAGTCACAGAGAGATGTGTAGGATGCTGCTTTCACGGATTGATGGATAGCAAGATTCATTGCTGCCCTCATAATATTGCGTGCGGTTACAAGTAGTCAAAACGGCGGGGCACGTCCTGTGTCCTGCTTCTATTATTAACCAAATACATTAGAATTATGACACAAGCAGATGTTAATTTTCTACAGGCACTTGTAGAGTCTCACGAGCAAGTTATTGCAGCAGACTGCAAGAGACGTAAATTAAGCAGAGAAGTTTATAACAAGCGTGTATCTCAGAGCGAGAAGAGAGCGAATAAGATACTTCGTGAGATGATGTGTCGCTAAACAGGGTAGAGCTATTGTTCTACCTACATAATAACCAATTAACGAAAGAATTATGGAATATTTAAAGACACAAGAGTATCATACACGTATTGATGTGTATTTTGATGGAGAAAAGTATGTATTCATCAACGCATTCCACGGATGTGTGGCAGTTGCGAAAAGAGAAGGACTCGTTGAGTTCACTAATGACGGAAAGGCTCACGTCAAGTTCAAGGTCGAGAAAACGAGATGCACCATCAGTAAGAGAACTATAGATGGCGCAATCAGTAAGATGGAGAACAGATACATGAGCACTATCGTTGAGTATGAATGGGAGGAGGTTGACAGAGATGACTTGCCTTATGCCGTGAGCGTAAAATTAGAGGAGCGTTAAGCCAAAAATCCTGCGTGGAGACACGTAGGAGCAATTATTAACTAAATATTCAAAGGATATGGAAAGTATTGAAGCTATGCTGTGGGATTTCATTGTTGACAACAATATCGCCACAGATGACGAGGTTAGACTTGTCACGGATATAAATGGATTGAGCGAGAACACGATGACTGACATTATTTATGCCAAGACAGGGCTACGCAGTTACGAGCAGTGTACAGAAGAAGGCTACTCCGGCACAGATGAGCTTGACAGCTATTATTGTCTTGACGAAGAAGACAATGAAGATGAGTAGTATTTGCCTAAAAAAGGTGCGCCCATGTTTGAGTGTGCCTTCTATATTGTTTAACCAAATAAATTATTTGAATTATGGCAAGAAAAGGCAAGACACTGGAGCAGCAGTGTAAATATTACAACTGCGATGATTTCGTTCGTGATGTAATGTTGTATCATTACATCTGCGGAAACAAGAAAGGTATGGTAGAGGACTACAAGGAACTCAACATGAATGCAAGACAGATTGCTGTTCAGCAGATTTTTGAGTCCGGCCACCACCCGTCTGTTCTACAGGATATCATTACACATCTTATGTTCGGTTAGCCAACCAATCCTCACTCCCACGGGTGGGGATTTCTATTAACCAATATTACATAACTATGAGTGAATTAGATAAAATCTTAAATGACGATTTACTAAAATGTGAAATCGTAGAGTCTGTAGAGAATGCAACAAGACGTGTGGATCTTATCAAGTGGACGCACGACGGTTTATTTTCCGTTGCCGACTTGCGCAAGGACACCGGAAAGCTTGAAATATCAGAAGTTCCAGAGACGAACGAGCTTGAAGCGTACAAGTATTTCTACAAAACCTATTGGAGTTTTGTTGTTTCTGCCTAAAACTCCCCACATCATCGTGGGGAACCATTATAAACCAACAATTAGAATTATGAATGAAGACAAAATCCTAAGTATGTTCTTCGAGCCGGAGCGGTGGCAGAACGCTATCAGCAAAGGCATAGACAAGGACATGAACAAAGCAACCCTGTATCAGCTCACAACACCAGAGGCTCGTCTTATTATGTATGAGAGGATTAAAAGCGGTAATTACAAGATAATGCCGCCACATACAGCCAAAATTCCAAAAGACAACGGAGATTTCCGTACTGTCTATGTGAATGAGCCTGTAGACAGAATCCTTTTGAGCATAGCAAACGACCTCTTGTTCGAGCTGATGCCAGAGATGGTGCATCCACGCTGTACGTCGTATCAGAAAGGTATCGGCTGCGGTCGTGTGGTGCAAGATGTGTCTCGGATAATATACTCAGCAGAGGGAAAAGTTATCGGATGGAAAGGTGACTTCTCCAAATACTTCGACAGCGTACCTATTCGGTTCATCGACTGGGCGTTTGACAAGGTAGAGGAAAAGTACGGAAAGTCTGCGCTGATAGATGTCATTCGTGACTACTATCACACAGACTTATATTTCGATGAGGACAATAACCTCTGTGAGAAGTATCAGTCCCTCAAGCAGGGGTGTTCTGTTGCGGCATGGTTGGCTGACGTAATCCTCTATCATCTTGACGATAAGCTGTCTAAGCTTAACGGATATTACGTCCGCTATTCCGACGATACGCTGTTTGTCGGTGAAGACTATGAGAAAGCCATGGATATCATGAAGAGCGAGCTGGAGATGATGCAGATGACTCTTAACCCGAAGAAGGTTGAGTATCTTGACGCTAATCATTGGTTCAAGTTCCTCGGATATTCCATCAAGGGTCACAACATCTCTCTGTCGTCTACTCGCATCAAGACTTTCCAAAAAGAGATTGAGAAGAGGACGATAAAGAAACGTGACACCACGATGACGAAAGCCATCAATGCCGTAAACAGGTATCTCTACAAGGGGTACTGCGATTATTCCTGGGCTACTCAGGTTCTTCCAGTCATTAACGTGAAAGAGGACATCAACAAGCTCAACACCTTCGTCATGGACTGCATCCGTGCGGTAAAGACAGGCAAGAGCAAAGTCGGTGGCCTCGGATATGTGAAGACTCAGGCTGTAGGTTGTATAGACCGAGGCCGTGGCAGGAACGTGAAAGCCAACAGGGGTAAGACAGAGAGCGAAATCAAGGGATATCTATCAATCGGCTGTGCCCAGAATGCCTTGCGGACGAGCAGGGCAGCGTACAACACATTGGTAAATACTCTGTAGATGTAGCTTCCAGCGCAGGAACTGTTGGAATGAAGATGTGGTTTAAACATCCGGTCTCGTAGCTCTCGACCAGGATACTATCGAACTGATAAAGCTATGCGCAGTATCTTCTGACCGGCAGACTCTGTAACCGAGCACACGGACGTGGGAGAAGGACGGATTATTTATGTCACGCCTCTATGATTACCTTCAGTATGGGCCTCTTTCGCTCAAGTGATACTTGAGACCAAAGGGACCATACTGAAGATACACAAGGCGTGCCTAATCGCAGAAGTACAGAAATGTGCAAGTCCGTATGACTCCCACAGGTGGCGCACACCACCACTCCCTGAAGGATGGCAGAAGTTTACGAAACAGGTCTCTTAACCAGAGTTCTGGATCCTGGTAACCGTCATAACTATGAGCGGTGACCAGGATCCTGAATTCTGGCGAATCCTGTGTCAAATCAGAATCATAAAGTATCGTGCCGAGCCATCGGTCAGGGAATTACCCGAGTACGAGGGTTGTCTTCGGTTGGGGAATAAGTTTAAGCGAAGTCTTAATCCATCACGCGTTTCCTGCCAATATCAAGCCGTCAACGCGTATCATCAAGACTCCTTTATCAGAACATTACATTGCCGTACAAAATTCCCATGTCGAAGACAACGTTATTGCCAAACGAGGTACACAAGGAGGCGGTACGATTTAATACCACGTGATAAAAGCAGATCACTGACACTGGGTTATACCCAGGTAAGTGATCTCCTCTCTCACGGGGTTATATCAAAATCATACAGCTATGGCAACGAGCCTTTAAGTGTACCTACAAACAACCAAAAGTGAATTGCATCACGACTTATCAAGAGTATGAGGTTTAATACCACATGAGTGGAATACCTGCCGCAGGCCGTTATCACCGCCGGCGCAGGTATCCAATCACGTAGTCGAATCGCAAACATATATTCATGCAACATAATACATGAGATAAGTCATTCGCATTGCAGCGGTGTCCGACAAGGTTTGACAATTCATCCTACATCCCTTCGTCGAGAACTCGCAGAGGTGGAGCTTACGCTCCATGAGGGCGACTTCTTGCGAAGTTATGTAGCTAATCGAATGCTTAAAGTCATGCAGCATATCAAATTGAGTCGGAATAGGTTATTGTGAGCCGAATAGTACGCAAGAAGGAAAGATTTAGACAAACAGTCCGTATCTTCCTGAGTCTTCCAGTTAATTAACTTGTACGACTCAGGATTCACTCGACTGTTTACATCGAGCGCATACAGCAACACAACGTATCCTTTGAGCGTACTGCTATTAACCAATATTTTAGAATTATGATATACGAACTAATTATCAACGAGGTTAGGGACGGTGCAAAGTTCACCGTCAACTTTCAGAAGAGAACTTGTAGAGTGAATGGTAAGATTATCGTGAATGATATGCAGTATAATGGCTGGCTTGGCACATTTCCTTCTACGGAGGAAGAAATAATGAGCAAGATAGAGCAGCTATATCAGGAATACAAGCATTCTGTGCCGTCAGAGCGTTCTGAATCACATCGACACTACTACTTCAAGGCTTTGCCTGAGAAAGAGCTCTCAGACGAAGATATGATGTACGGAGAGCGACGTGAGGTGGCGAGATGCAGACTGGAGGTGTATGTCCTGTTCTGCATAATTCTTGGACGCCTCACATGGAATCCTTCATGGGGAACGTGGTTCTGGCGTTCTAAAGACGACAATGACCTAATCATTCTCAGAGACTGGATTGAGCCAAACAAGGGTGGGGTGTAAGCCTCATCCACAAGATTTAATTAACATTTTAATAACCATTAACAAAATTAGAATTATGAAACAAATTGTAACAATCACTGGTGAGAACTTGAACATCGTAACTAACAGCGTAGAAGCTACTGGCAAGAAGACCAAGGCGCAGATGCGAATGGAAGCATTGAAGAGTGCCGGCGTTGATGTAAGCAACTACTACACTCTTGGTGCTGACAAGCTTGTCAGAATCGAGAAAGGCGAGGCTATACCTGTTGATCTTGACGATGTTGCCGTTGATGCTGTTGGCAAGAAGATTATCGAGGGTGGATACGTGAACAACTGGAAGCTTTTCCGTCGCTGGGTAACCGCTCAGATTTTCGGTATGCTCCGTGATATGAAGTCCGGCAAGATGTCTTTCAACGAGCTTTTACAGCGCAAGGGCTACGAGTATCAGTGGCGTATGCTGGAAAACGAGTTTTACGCTCAAGCCAAGATGCAGGAGCACGGTGACACAGAGAACCTTTCGAAGCGAGAGATTTTCTTCAACGAATGCACATTCTCAGGTATGGTGGACGACTATATTGAGAAACTTAAGGCGTACGTTAACGATAATCTTATCTTCCGCAAGGACAAGAACGGATGCAACACAAAAGAGTACAAGCACAGATGCAAGGGTGTTCCTTATGTTCGTCTGAACAACAAGGACATCTTTGTTGCAGACTTGATGAAAAAAGTGTATGTTCCTCTGTACAAAATTGCTCGCGACGGTTTTGACACAACGAACAGACGAGAACTCTACAACCTCGTTAAGAAGTTCAACAAGATTCGCAAGCACCTCGCATGGGAAACCAAGCAGTCCGACACGTTCATCAGCGCCTACAAGGGTGCGGGTTCTTACTTCGCAATGCGTAACCTCATTATGTTCAGCGAGGCTCGCTTTACAGGCAAGTCCGAAGCGGCATCTCTCCGCAAGATAGATACCGATGCTGCCAAGTATGGCGCAGATGAAGAGGGATGGAGAATGCTTGGTGTGCTCAAGCAGCTCATCGCAGAATCCAACATCTCTATCGACGGAAAGCTGTGCGTTTGGGCAGAAGAGTCTGCGTTCAGAAAGGCGGTCAACAAGGCCTGCAAGGAGTCTAAGTAACAACACCTAAGGTCTGTCACCTTCGCGCGTCGGTCTGACACTACGATTTACAAGAGCTTCTTGTATCATCTTCCGAGTCCGGCAGAATCAGCCGGCATCTGAAGACGAGCATAAAGCTCTCCGGATCAAAACGCTAAAGCAAGACACCACGTCAGAGAATGCGCGAGTTTAAAGCCAAAAGGTCGGCTGTTCAGCAAAGGATAGCCGACTGCAATTCATTAACCATTAAACTTTTAGAATTATGAGTAAGTATTTTGTAGGTATCAGCGAGACAACGAAGGGTTGGGCGGAAGTAGAGGCGGACAACGTAGAACAAGCCAAGGATAAAGCTTATGAGGCATGGAGTAACGGAGAGGCTTTTATGGACGAGAAGAACTCTGAATGTTCCGTTGAGTGTACCTATCTGAAAAGCCTGTAAACGGTTCTCTGTGCCCGACAAGCACAGAAACCACAATTATTAACCAAAAAACTATAAAGATATGAATACAGTTAAAGATGGATATGATGTTATCAAAAGTCTGCGCCCTGCGCCTGTTGATCAGACGAACGTCCTGGAAGACAGAATTCTTGACCTGTTGTTCGATGGCAGCAGATACGTACAGGAAAACCACAAGGCCGTTGGTTTTATCTACAGCCTTCCTACTTTGACCTCTGTTTACGACAACAGCCTTACCGTCACTCTTATTCCAAACAACTGTCCAGAAGAGGAGGTTGATGCATGGGCTCTTCAGGTTGTCAACTCTATCAATGTCCAGTGTTTGGATGAGGTGAGGAAGTTTGAATACGTAAGCCTGTTCAATTTCAACTTCGTCGATGGACTCGTATGCACTTACATAGTTACACGAGGTGTCGTCGAGTTCCAGTTTCATTTCACAGACTAAGCCTAAAGCCTCGTCACAAAGTTGAGGAGGCGCATTATTAACCAACAAACAAAAAATAGAATTATGAAAGAAATCAACGTAAATCCGAGAAGATACGTAAAGGCTATCATTGAAGGAAATGATATCGTCGAGAAATCAATTCTCGATGTAATCTTTGATAAGCCGTATATCAGCAACAAATTCCATCTTGGTTTTGTTGAAGATGTACCTACGATGATAGAAATCAACGGAAATTACATGTACATCAGAAAGCTGCATTGTTACGACCCTGTTAAATGGGGAAGGGAGATTGTCAAACGATTGACTGGGTATGCAGAAAACAACATAAATATTTGTCATACAAAGCAGTATCTCGAAGAAACTATGGCAAACCCTTTAATCTACACCTTTTTCCTTGGTAACGATTTTTTAACTGTAAAACTGAACTATAATGTAGAAGTAGATACAGACTAAGCCAAAACCGGGCTGTGAGTTATACAACTCCAGCCTTCCATTGTCTAACCATTTAAATATTTTGAATTATGACAACAGTAAGAAAAGCAACAAAAATCCTGAAAGCTTCCGATATCATGAAGAAGAAGGGTATCGTCCAGAAGCAGATGGACATGAGTAAGTTCAATGAGGTCGTGGAGGATTTCTTTATGACCCACGAACCAAAGGAAACAATTCTCCTCACTCCGAAAAGATTTATCGAGATGGACAACCCTCCAGAAGGTGACTTCATCGACTATCTCGACGTGAGCGTGTGGGAGAAGAAATGCGATGATCCAGACGATCCGTTTGACTTTATAGACTATCAGTGCATGAAAAAGAACGGAACACTACGTCCGATGCTTATTGTCAACGAGCCTTTCATCGGAAATGCTGCCGGGTGGCTGAGGGATTTTTGTGGATTCACTGTAAAGAGCAGAACACGAAAGAAAAAGAAGGAATACATCGTGTCTCTGCCGGTGTAAAAGCCAAACAAGGCGTGGAACGTCATTGTTTCACGCTTCTATTATTAACCAATTAAAATAGAAATTATGGAAGAAAAAATCGAAAAATTCAAGGAATTGATGGAAGCAAAGCATAACTGCCAGTTTTGCCTTGACAACGCTACAGGAAGTGCGGACATGCACGGGTTAGTGTATTGGGCAGAGAGAGTCGAGAAATTGAGAGAGGAGGTGTCAGAGCTGTTGTAGTCAAACAAAACCGTTACGTAATGTAGCGGTTTCTACAAACCAAAACATTAAGAATTATGGATAAGAAAGAATTGAAAGACAAGATTTACAGTATGCGCAGTTTTGACCTAATTGAGCTTGCGTGTACCATCAGGGAAATCATGAAAGAATACGGTGTCTTTAATATAAAACTCAAACAGCCGGTTCTTTGCTACAGAGAACTCTATGAGGCAACATCGATTGCTATAAGCGATACTTATACCGCTATACCAGTCATTACTCTAACCTTGAGAACCTGCAATAGAGTTAAGAAAGAAGTCCTTGCAGCAGACTACCCCTGGATGGATTTTGAATCACTCGCAAGAATAGTCTCAGAGCTTAACGATGAGCTTGAAGGTTAAATTAGCGTTAAAAACGGCAAAGGTTTGGTTTATACTGAAAAATATACCTACCTTTGCTGACTATCAAACCAAAACATTTTAGAATTATGAAAGAGATTCATTTAAAAACAAGAGACTGGGAGAGGCTTCTCACCTACGAACAGCAGCAGAAGTACAAGTATGCGATAAAACAGGGGTGGTTCTCAGACTATCACGGTTCTTCGTGGCGGCATGATACCTTTTATGGCGCATATATCTGGAAACACCCTAAGTATATCAATGTTGTACGCACATTTTCCGATCTTGTTGGGCACAAGCCACTGTGGTCCGATGTTACAGACGACAATCTTCGTGACTTGACCGAAAAAATACAGGAACTTTACGCGCCTAACTCTTCAAGAACGATATGCGCTACAATAAAAGCTGTCATAAGGGAGAACGACGAGAAGGGCATACGGAGCAGCAAGTTCGACTCCATACTTAGGGTTAAACGGGTTCCCGTTCAGGCTGTATATCTTGACGACAACGAGATACAGAGCCTTATCGACTATATCCCTCACGGATCTGTTGAGCGGTACGTTAAGCGAATGTTCATACTTGAGTGCTTGTGCGGTGCCCGCCTGAGCGATTGCCACAACATCACGCCCGAGAATATTGATGATACAGGGAAATATATCGTATATGTTGCGCAGAAAACAAAAGCGGAGGTGAGAGTTCCTCTTCACAAGAAGCTCCGTCCGTTCCTTGTATGTGGAACAGCAGACGAGCCTGTCGGCGGAGTTGTTGACGTTTACTTCAACAAGGTTCTGCGGGAAATATGTAGCAACTGCGGAATCAATACTCGTGTCAAGGTATTCAAATGCGGTAAATACGAATCTGGACCAAAGTTCAAGTTCGTGTCTTCGCATACGGGCAGGCGCTCGTTTGCTACTAATTTGTCAAAGAAGGGCGTACCGGTCGAGCAGATTGCAATCATGATGGGGCACGCCAACGGAGGCAAGCCAAATATCGAAATGACACAGCGTTACATTGTGGGAAAGACCAATATCGACACAAGAACCTTGCGCGTTTTCGGTATTTACGACGATGATTACAATAGCGTCGGCGATGAATGCTAAACAGAGAGGAGGGTATAACCTCCCTCGCTATTAACTAAAACTTTACAAATATGGATTACGGAGAAGAATACAAAGAGAAGTTGGCCAACCTTGGCAGGTGGCAGCTTTTGAGAGAAGCAAATAAAATGAGAAGAAAACTTTTAGCGTTTTCCGAACTTGGGGATGTTGATAAAGCGTTTAAAAACCTCAACGAGAATGAATGGTTGAAGAACGTTATTGACGCAAAGAACAGACAGATCGGCATTGCAAGAAGTTTAATAATGGACGAGCTCGAAAAGAGGGGTATTGATACAGGAGGTAAGTATCTCACAATGCTTACAGCCCTGAAAATCCTTCTTGGCATCGAGCAGTTCAGAGATAATAACCACAAATAATTAAGAATTATGTTAGAAGGAGTAGAAAAGGAAACGCTCGAAAAGTGGGCCAAGGAGTGCAATGAGAAGTACCATAAACTTTTCATACAAACTCTTCAAAAGCCTATGTTAGGCAAGATTGGAACGAACGAACAGATGATCAAAGAGCTGAAAGACCTAAATATGAGCTACTTTGAGGAAATGAGCGACTACACAGATGGGTTTATCGATGACCTTGATGGCGGTTTCATCGAACTCTTCGAGAAAGCAGAGGAGAATGGAATAAACGTCATACAGGAAGCGAAAGAGTGTCTTTTTACCCTTAAAGACGTAGACGACATGCTTAATGCTAAACATTGGGTCAACGAAGATGGCCATATATGCGACGAAGAAGGCAATAGACTTTCCGAAGACAGAGAGCATCGAGTATTCGAGGTTATCAAGGGAGGCAAGTGTGACGATTAGCTAAAACCGGGGAGTAGAAATACTCCCTGCAATTATTAACCAAGCCCTACGCAGCACGGTCAAGCGAAAAAGATATGAAGCAATTCAAGGTATATTGGAATAATACAGTAGAGATTAATATGGTAGCAGATTTCGATACCATAGACGAAGCTAAACAGTATTGTGATGAGAATACGAAAGGGTATGATGAAGTCGGCGACAATGATAATTGCTGGGAAGGTCGCAGTAATAACTTCCACTACGAAGTTTACGATGGCGACAAAGAGATACTGGATGAAGATGGCGATGTTGTAGATTTCAACGAACCAGTTTACGAGACACCTCAGTATTATTGCGATTAATAAACTTTCTAAGCCCTACGCATCACGGTCAAGCGAAGAAATATGATTACTAAAGAATTGGCAAAACAACTCATTGAACAGGCTGAGTATAATTGCTCAGGCGAAAAAGTGGAGTACAATATAGACGACATACTTCCGCTCAGTGAAGACGGTGCTTATCTCGTTTTCGCATCATCCGAGTCTTGCAAGACATCTTTTGTCTGCTACGAAGATGGAACGGCTTATTTTCTCAGCGACTGGCAGGGTTGTTACCCTGTAAGCGAAAATGCAATAGCCGAGTTCAATAACTGGGTCACGATAGATTGGAAGGAATCGCCCGTCATCTTTAACGGACTTCCAAGAGTTCTATTTGATTTATAAACTAATTTAGCCCTATCGCAACACGGCCAAGCGGATTTAATATGAAGAAGTTTGTTTTGCAATTAGGAAAAGATAACGCGGTGTGCAACAATGTAGAAGAAGCTAAGAAGTTTATTAGCAGATTTGGACATCTAACGAGCGAAGGAGAAAAGCGAATTACAGGTTTATTTAATGGAACTATAGATATGAGCCGAGATTTCGCCTGGATGGTGCCAAAGCATATCCCAGAGCTAAAGAACTACCCAGAGCAGTCTTGTAGAATGTGGGTAAAGCCGATTTCTATAATAGAAGAGAACGGATATTCGCTTGAACAGAGCATAGGTGGGTCCTGGAGATTGATGAGAGATGACGTTCTTATATACGACGATCCTGCTTGCGAAGACCTCAACGAAGACGAGGCTACAGCAGTAGCGTTCTTCACTGGATACTTTAAGGAATACGTGAAGTCATACTCCATGGATTACGAAAACTATCACGTTAATATTACAGAGGATAGTGAGTATTATCATATTGATTTCCGTACAGGTTTAGGCGAGGCGCATTACCTCAAGAGTGATTGGACTCTCGGAGAAGCGCTCAAAGATCAAGCCGAGATGTAATATAATATTTGCTTAGAATATTAACAAACTTTACAAATTATGAAGAAGATTTTATTTGCACTTGCTTTCATCATGTCGTGTGGCTTCTGTTTCTCGCAGAATACAGTTGCAGACATAGAGTTTGGGAAGACGTCATACGAAGAAGCGGTGCCGAAGCTGACTTATAGATTTGGTGAACCCGCTTTCGAGGATACGGATAACAGAATCATAATTTTTGCCGGTCTTCGATATTCTGGATTTTGGTTCGATAGGGCATGGTTCTTCTTTGAGAGCACCACATCGCACAATGTATTCAATAAATGCTGGATGATTGCTAATTTTAATAATGCTAAAGAGGCAAAGGACTTTAGGGATAATATTGCATCGAAAGTTGGTGAGAAATACAATGTTGAGGCAAAAATAGATCCAGAGACGAAGTTTAAAGACTATTACGTAGGGACATCACCCACAGATTCAACCAAGCCCTATATGAAAATATCGACTCGAAGCGACGGTAATGGCACATATACAACAGGCATTGACTATGGACCATTCGAGTATATAAACGAAAATTTCCAACAACAGTTTCAGCCCTCGACATCACGGTTAAGTCAATAGATATGAGTGAAAAACTAGTAGTAAAGATTCTCATGATAGCCGGGAATATTGTCGCTGTTATATCTGCATTGGTTGTCCTCTACAATATAGGCGTAGCAATATTTGACTCAGACCTCAAGGCTTATGCCGCAATAGATAGAATCCCAATCGGCATTGCTTCCTTTCTATCATCCGTCGTACTCATCGGTTTCGCGTATATCGTAAAACACGTGTGCGAAGTCAAGGATTAATTCAAACAACTAGCCGCTTATCCACTTATAGATAGGCGGCTTTTTTATTAAAAATCGCAAAAATATAACGAGGATACAGAATATTTTCGTATCTTTGCAACGTTCAAATAAATCTTAGCGGTATGGTTGCCGCATCTTCTGAAAAGAGGGTGCGTTTATTGTACCTACAATCCTTTCGAGTATAAAGTAATTATATAAGAATTACTGCGCCGTGTCGGTGGATAGGAAACTACCATCGGAGGTTTGCTAAGAACCTTTGAACAACACGTAGCGCAGTTTTTTTTGTTCAAAATCTTAGTGATATGAATACAAATGTAATTCTATCAAAGGATAGTAACCCAGCAGACATTGAGCGTTACTTCCGTGGCATTAGACCAACAAGAAAAAGTGTTCTCAGTAAACATTGATGATGTTTGGATGCTTGCATACTCACGCAAGGATGCTGCCGTTCGAGCATTAAAGGTCAACTTTATGGAAAATGTTGACTTTATAGTTATCCACCAAGAAGTGGAAAACTCAAAGGATGGCAGACCTCTTGATAACTATTATCTCACTTCCGCTTGTCTTGAGTATTTCGTGGCTCGCAAGGTTCGCCCAGTGTTTGAGGTGTATCGTAGAGTGTTCCATCACGCAGTTGCACAAGTTCAGCAGCCATCTTTGCAGGAGCAGATTCAAGCCAACCTCACCTTTGCGGATTGGGCTATCAAGACCCTCAACATCAATGAGGCATCCAAACTTGGATGGGCAAAGAAGATTAGTGACAAGTTCGGTTTGGCTGCCGAATTGCCCGATGCAGTAAACGCAGGAACGGAAAAGCCGATCACCCACGCTGCCACCGACTTATTGAAGTCACACAACGTTGGCATCTCAGCACAAGCTTTCAATCGTATGCTTGAGCTCAAAGGAGTGGTAAAGCACGCAACACGCCCAGGAAAGCGCGGAAAAACTCACAGTTGGTATGTTATCACTCCTGCCTTCGACAAGTACGGTCAGAATCAGCAAGACCCGAAGTTCCAACAGCAGACGCAGATACGTTGGTATGACGCAACATTCAACGAATTACTTACAATCGTTGGACTTAACAGACAAACATTATTAAACTTAAAGTAAAAGGAGATTAAACTATGAATGCGAATAACGTAGATTACGACATGCTTGAGAATGTAAAACAGCCAAGACTCGCCAAGACACTCATCAAACTGAGCGAGGTATACAGAGAGTATATGAAAGAGACAAACATGGCTTGTGAGAAATTAGGAGTTCCATGCGACAGACAGCAGAACAACTTTATCATAAGCTACAATAAGTTGACTGCCATCATCACAGGGACAATAGCTTCAATAATGGACGTGGAGGTAAACGAGGCTGTCAGTATATAAGACTAAAATAGCTCACGAATTTCTACTTAACCTCGCTTGGCACAAGCTGTCGAGCGAGGTTTTTTCATTGAAAAAAATCTAAAAATGTTAAAATCTTACTTTTCCAAAAAGCCCCGTAAATATGCCTAAATATCAAATACGAAACTTATCTACGCCTAAACCTTGTTAATGCAAAAAGTGCCAAATTTGGCGATAAAAAACCTATTGCGTACCTTTGTAGCGCTTATCAGAAATCGCTCGCTGATAAATTGAATATGCTTTATCTTAGTGGCTTTT